CACGTAACAAAAATGATATTTTAATTCCAGCCGCTCCGTCTTCTTGGTGGCCTGAAAAGTGGAAACGGGCTATTAATGAAAATGTAATTATTTTAAATTCAGATAGTTTGATTTTTAATTCAAAGGGTAAGAATGGGGATATACATTTGATTGCTAATAGAAATGTTGCAATAGCTTCGAACTTTTCTGTAACACTAGAAGCTGGAGAAAAAGGAGTAATAAATTTAGGTGAAGCCGATGCTACTAATCCTGTTTTAAAGGGAAAAGAGGCAAGAGATTTATTACAAAAACTTTTTAAGATGCTTATGGATTTTTCTAATGTAGCCGCAAAAACAACACAATTCACAGACTTAAATGATGCAGCTATGAATCTATCTGAAAGATTGGCTTTATTGGAGACGAATAATCTTGAAGATATGTTTAGTGAAACAGTTTTTATAACTGATGATAAATAGGGGTTTGAAATGGGAATAGCAGCAGATAGGTTAAGACATTTAATAAAAGAACAAGTAAATAAAAATATTCAAAAATTAGATCACGATGTAGATTGTATTGTTGAGGATTTACGAAAGGGAAAAAGCTCTGGAGTAAATGTGAAAAAAACAAAGAATTTTATACAAGACGCTCTTAAATTAGCAAAAAAAATTGATAAGAATATAGAGACTTTAAAGAAAATAGAAAAAACTTTAGAGGCAAGTAGAAAAACTGCGGAAACAGCTAGAAAAGCTAATTTGGTTGGTTCATCTGCTCCTGGTTTAAATTGGATGGCAGCTTTAGGAATAGCTGCAGAATTTATAATTGAAAAATTAAAACAAGAGGGTGAAGATTTAAAATCTGTTGTTAATATTGCGCCATCCGTAATAACTAATTATAAAGATTTTTTATCTAGATCGGCAACTAAAATAGCACAAGCTCAACTTGAAAAAGAATTAAAAGATAGTGTTCGTGAAGATAGAACAAATATGCTAAGTTAATATATTTATATACAAATAGGAGTTAAATATGGCTAAATCACAAAAGCTGGTTACTTTAATCAGAGAAATGGTAAGACAAGAAGTAAAAAAAGAGGTTAATAAGATATTTATTAGTGAAGGAGTAAAGGCAATGTCTCAGAAAACAGATAGTGTTCCTGATGTATTACCTAAACCTGTTCCTAAAAAATCTAAGCCTAAAGAAGTAAGTTATACTAGTAACCCGACATTAAATAAGATACTTAATGAAACTGCACAAAGTGAAGAGTTTGATGAGTATCCAACAATGGGCGGCAAAACTTTTGATTCTTCTAAAATGGCTGAAGCTATGGGTTATGGAAATATGATGGGTGGAAATGACGAAGTTAAGAGAGAAATAGGAGCAGCTCAAACTGCTCAAGCCGCTGGAGTAAATCCAGAAAGTGTTCCTGAAGAAGTTATGGGAGCATTAACGAAAGACTATAGCGGAGTAATGAAAGCTTTAAAAAAGAGAGATGGTAAGTAATGAGTGTAATAGCAAATGATAAAAATGAAGATGTTTATATTGGAATTGGATTGCCACTAACACACAATAGAAGTGGATTTTTTTATAAAACTAAAACATCTTTAGAACAAGCTAAATCTAATATCAAAAACCTTTTAATGACAAGAAAAGGAGAAAGATTGGGTAATCCAGAATTTGGCTCTGAATTACTTGCAGTTATATTTGAACAAGAAGGAGAAGATGTAGAAAATAAAGTGGAAGAAGCTATACGCTCAGCTATGAGCCAATGGTTACCTTTTATAATAATAGATGAAATAGAAACAAATTTTTCAGAGAGAAATAGAAATGTTATTAATGTATCTATTGGATTTTCTATAAATGTAGATACAACTAACAAAAGTAAATTGTCTATTGATTTGGCAAATTATTAGGAGATAAGTGATGCCTTATACAGCACCAAAAAAATCAGTAAAAGAAGTTAGATATTTAAATAAAGATTTCATATCTTTTAAAGAAAATCTAATTGAATTTGCTAAAATATATTTTCCAAACGAATACAATGACTTTAATGAAGCATCTCCTGGAATGATGTTTATTGAGATGGCATCGTATGTAGGTGATGTCTTATCTTATTATATAGATAATCAATTTAAAGAAAGTTTATTATCATTTGCTGAAGAAAAAAGAACTGTATATAATATGGCTCAGTCTTTGGGATATAAACCAAAGTTATCTACAGCTGCTACAACTGGCATTGATATATTTCAGACTGTACCAGCAACAACTTCTGGTACTGGTGGTAGTTACACCACAAAGCCTGATTTAAGTTATGGTATGATAGTTAAAGCTGGAATGGAAATTTTATCTGATAGTAATGTGACATTTGTTACACAAGAAGATTGTAATTTTAAATTCTCAAGTTCATATGATCCAATGGAAGTTAGTATATATGAAAGTTCTGGAGATACACCAATTACTTATTTATTAAAAAAATCTATAAAAGCCAGTAGTGGTAATGTTACTACAGAATATATTTCTTTTAATGATGCTGAAAAATATAAAAGAATTGCTTTAGCTAATACCGATATAACAGAAATAATTTCTGTAACAGATAGTGATGGTAATAATTGGCACGAAGTTCCATTTTTAGCACAAGATACTGTTTTTATGGATATGGAAAATAAAGAAGAAAATGACGATCAACTTTATACTTACGCTGACCAAGCTCCTTACCTTTTGAAACTGTTAAAAACTACAAGAAGATTTACTACATTTATTAGGGAAGATGGAAGAACAGAAATGAGATTTGGAGCTGGAACATCAGATAGTCCTGATGAGGAGATAATTCCAAATCCAGATGAGGTTGGTTCTTCATTACCTGGTTCACCATCTAAATTGGGTGAGGCTTTTGATCCATCTAACTTTTTAACAACTAAAGCATATGGACAAGCACCATCTAATACTACATTAACTATAAGATATAGATATGGCGGCGGGGTTAATCATAATATTCGTTCTAATAGTTTAAGAAATGTACAATTTTCAAATGTAACATTGGATGATGCGGGCTTATCAACAGCTTTAGTAACTACAACAAGAAATTCTATTGCTGTAAATAATCCATTGCCTGCTGCTGGTGGTAGAGGATCTGAAAGTGTTATTGAAGTTAAGAATAATACTTTAGCTTATTTTCAAGCACAACAAAGAGCAGTTACTAAAGAAGACTATATAACTAGAGTATATGCTTTACCAGCAAAGTATGGTAATGTTGCAAAAGCTTATATAGTACAAGATACT